TCATAATATCAAGAGCATCAACAGGACGAATCTGTTTTCCAGCTCTCTTTATTAAAATCTCGCTAATAGATTGGATACCCCATACAAGATCTTCAGGACCAGAAGCTACTCCACCAAAACCTTTTATTGGTTTTCCTTTGCCTCTAATGACTTGAGTTGAATAAGTAAAAGTACCTTTTTCAGGTGAGTCTGATAGGAAAGCAGCCTTTAATGTTTTACCTAAAAGTTTTACCCAGCCTTCCAAAGAGTCAGGTACAATAAAATCAGCTCCGCCGTCATCAAATCTAGTAGGTGCTTTGAACCAGTCTTTTACGGGAGGAATCTTATTAATATGTTTTCTCTGGATATTATAGCCTACACCTGAGCCCAGACCAAGCATGTCCATAGCCCAGCAGAAAGGCCTAATAGGGTTATCCACTACAGTAAAGGCACAATTTTGTAATGAAGACAATCCTCTTCGCTTTACAGTATGCGTACCTAATTGCCACAAGAAGCGTCCTGCCACAGAGCCTTTGAGAGCTAATTGGTATTCTGCATAACGCTCTTCTTCTTCTTCAGTGAAACCTACATTTAACTGTTCTCTAAGAGCATTCACAATTCTATTTACAGTATCGGTATATTCTTCTTTCTCACCATTTGGCATCTCTCTCGCGTAAGTGCGCTTATAAGTCAGATAGCCAACTGTCGACCACGGTGTTGTTACTTCTATCATATGTTACTCAAAACTTCCTGCAAACCTTTCATCACTGCTTGAGTACATTCTTCCAGTATTGTAATCGTATATTGCAGACGGCACATCACCGGTCAAACCTGTGTATCTGCATTTCAATACTCTTATATTAATAGTGTTTCTTATCAACTCATCTTCCGCTATCAAATTTCTAGCGAAAGCTATAATGTCAAAAGAAATCTGTTTAATAGAACCGGAACCTCGGATATCATCGAGGCTGGCCATCTGTCCCTCTTCAAAAGCTTTCTTGCCGACAGGTGTCTTTCTAAGGTGCGCAATGATACCAATATAAGGATTATGCTTTTTGGCAACACGTAACAGATCGTTCATCATCTTGTCTTGCGCTTCGTTGCCAGTTAAGTTTTCCACACCTTCGGAAACTAGAATAGTAATATGGTCAATAAATATATACTTGCATCCAGAAAGACACATGTACTCTAATTTTTCTATTAGAGATTCGTCAGCTGTTGGGCCATCATGGTCTAACAACATAACACGATCTCCACCAAACACTTGGTCGAAACCTACTTTTAATTCTTCCAAAGGAATTTCTTCTTTAGCTGGGTTTCGGTGTAATACCATACCAGATAACTTTCTTGCTGTCTCAGGTGGAGCTTCCTCGAAACTCATTATACCAACTTTGTCTTCCGTAGTCTCCAATATGTGTAGTATGATTTCTCTAAATAACGTAGATTTACCACTCCCAGTGCCTGAAGTGAATAGTACAATCTCTCCTTCTCGCATGCCTTTCGTTTTTTCAGTAACACCACTGATGCAAGGAGGGTAGGGTACAGATATTTTATTATTAAACTCAATGAGAGATTCCCAAAGAGCTTCCTTTGTGATAATGCCTGAAGGTATAGGCTTAGCAGCTTCAAATATGCATTGCATTAAAGCTTCTGAGCCCTTTTTAAGCATTACTTCATTAGCATCTTTAAAAGGTAGTTTGGTAAGTTTTACCTTGTCTAAGCCAATGATACGTACAGCATCTTTTTTCGCTTGTTCACCTGCTTCATCTTCATCAAAGCAAATAATTACTTCTTTGAATGATCTTATCCATTCTCTATTTTCCAGTAGACTCTTATTAGCGATTGCTGCGCTGCTTAACGCAACAACCGGATATATTTTACCATATTTAGAATAACTAGACTGCGCCACACTTAATGCGTCTATTTCACCTTCAGTGATGATGAGCCGTTTACCTTCTCCGGCAAACTTATCCTTACCAAATAATTCGGTAGAGAAATTAATCCAAGTAAAACTTTTTGGTAATGATCGCTCTTTAAAGGAGTCTTTTCCGTATGGATAATAGTGTTTTGCTATTTCTCCATTGTCATTGTATGCGACTTTCACACCAAAGAATTCGCATACTGCTTTCTCAATTTTTCTCTCTTGAAAGCCACGTACTGGAAGACTATTTATTTCGTTTACTTTCTTTGAATAATCATAAGACTTAGCAGTCGGTAGCTCTGAATATTCTTCTGCTTTCACGTTAGCATCCTCAGCTGATTTTGGAAAAAACTCCCTACAAGAGAAACAAAAGGAAGTCCCATCTTCATACAACTGTCTTGCGTCAGAAGAGCCACAATCAGGATTCAAGCACGCTAAATTCTTCTTAACTATTTTTCCCATTAACCCTCCCCATAAGCGAATCGAGTCGCTTAATATGTCTTTTAGAAATAGGTTCCTTTACTTTCCAAGAAACAGCTTCAATTCTCTTATTATAAATCAACACTGTAGTAGGAGCTTCTACCTTACATAGAGTCCAAGTTTCAGCATACGACAGTGTACCTTTGGTATTGTATTGTTCCAAACAAATAAACTCAAATTCTTCCAAAGGTCTCGTTTTCCAAACATCCTTCATTGTTTTTGAAGATGTTAAGTAAGTCTTCCAGTCAGATTCCTTACCATAGCTCTTGGTGCCACCCATTTTGTAAAGCTTTTTACCGAAGTATACTCTATTCAAAACAGTATCGAAAACTGCATATATAAATCCTACGCCTTTTCCCATTTCTTCCGGGAAGGACCATCTTCCGTTTCCTCCACTAGATACTCGTTCTTTTTGTGGAGATTTTTCTACATGTGGTACTACGCCTTTAAATTCCATTTAGTTCTCTCAGCACTGGCCACTCGGAAGCTCTGAAATAGTCTTCTGGGTCTTTTTGCAGATGTATCATTTTAGCGTTTGATAAAAGCATATCATACCACTTATCACCGTATGCAATCATATATTGATTAACCACTGCTTCCTGGCATTCTGCTTCTGTTAATCCTTCTTTAATAATTTTTTCAGCTTTTACTGGTCCTAATCTAGGTATTCCTGGGATATTGTCTGTAGAGTCGCCTCTCAGAATTTGTCGATAATAATGACGCATAGCAACATCTTCTGGTACATCAATCATCATTTCTTTGTGCATTAAGTATAATTTCCCCGGAATACATTGCAAGTCTTTGTCAATAGTAACTATAATATACTCGTCGCCTGCTGCTCTAGCCTGTTCCGCCCAAATTCGCATAAGATCATCTGCTTCGCGACCGTCTGCTTCTATAGCGTAACCTTCCATAATTGCTAGTTTGCGAATTACAGGAACAAATTCATTTCTTTTAGTAGGATCAGCATGTCTGTTAATCTTATATTCTGGATTCAATAAATTTCTATAATTGTTATCACCTTTCACTGCCATTAGAAAATCAGTACAGTAAAGCTTATCTACTATAGTTCTTACTTCTCTTTTAAAATTATTCCAAGCCTTTTCAAGAAACATTCTATCAATTTCTTTAGGAAATACAATAGGTTTTGGTTTTCCTTCTTCATCTAATTCAATTATTAACTTGTCATTTTTCAATATATTTGCTTGTTTAACTCTTTCTTCCCACATGTGATAACAAGCTCTATATGCAAACACATCACCGTCTAATATTGCTAAGGTCATTCAACCACCTCGGAATCTTCCTATTTGTATAAGTTACTATTTCCATTTTCTTTAACCTATTTTTGTAGTATCTCTGGTATGCAAATACCGTATCCATATGCTTATATATTTCATCCATTATCATCACAAATCTAAATCTTCCTACAGGCAATTTCCTTAAAGGTCTCTCGTAAGCATATATTATGTCTTTTCTATTATTAGTGATTATATTAGATTTCTCACAGAGTAATATCACTTCTTTCAAATAATCAATTAACCAGTAGTATTGATCAATATTTGCAGCTGCCCACTTTATGCAAGGGTGGTCTTTTTTCATATTGTATGGACCACCATTTACTGCATTTACAATCGACACTCCTGACTGCAGAGCATATTTTAGATCTTCATCGCATAAACACCTCGCAGCTTCTATAGGGTTATGGTCTAATGCAAATACGTTCATTTCTGCATTGCTTCAAATACTTTGATTGAATTTGTCAAATCAGCAACTATTTCTTTGTATGTAATATCTTTCCTAAGATTGTCAAGGTGCTCATATCCTATAACTTTTACTATAGAGTAAAAGTCTCCCGCAGGTACTAACAGAATTGAGCCCTTAAC